CCCAACGAACTCTGCTTGCCTCATTACTCCAAAGGTGATCAGTGCGCTGGATAAGAAGTCCTTAAAAAACTAAGCGAGGTGGCAAGGAGCATCTTTAAAGGCTGGAAATTACCATACGTGGAGGGTAGCAATAAGATGAATTTTGAGTATATGCCTAGTATTGCAAGTACTCAGTTTGTTTTAGGGCTGCCAGATGAACCACGGGTGTCTTCGACACCTAATGGATATTTCCATGCATTTAAAGATGTTTCTTCGCCACCCGCATTCGATGGAGTAGTTCCATCAAAAGCGTCAGTTTTCCGATCTGTGTTGAAAATGGATGTTAAGAGATCACCCGAACGGTCAGAGCATATGCAGAAATGCATTGACTCGGTCAATGACCGTCTCTTAGCCTATTTCAATGTAGATTTTTGTTTAAGTCCTAGTTTGGTGGTAGGCACAAGCGCCACCTTTCCTTTTTCTAAACTTGGTTTTTCAGACAAGAATGAGGTTCTCCAGCATCATGATTTCCAGATACTGTTGTCTAATCCTCTAGATTTCTATTGTATTTGGAGAATTTCCCCTAAACGGGAATTTCTCGAAGTGCATGAGATATTTGATGAGAAAGTGAGAACTTTTGTTATACCACCTTTGCATTTGCTTTGGTGGCAAAAATTCTTTTATGAAGGCCAAGACTCAGTTTTGAAGAAAGAACGACCCATTGGTATCCAGTGGGGAATTAATTTTTCAAATCGGGGTTTTCACAATTTGATCCTTGACCTGTGCGAGGATGATCCAGATTCTTACTGGTTTGTTGTCTTAGATGTACGTGGTTACGACCGCGCTATGTGTTTGATGCACGATGTCCACTCCTTTAGATACAATGCTCTAAAGGAGAGGATTCGGGCGGCAAAGCTAGATTACATCTATGATTGGGTTTATTCAAATACTGTAAACAGTAAGGTCCTCCTACCGGATGGCCAGATTGTCACGGTTTGTGAAATGAACAAATCAGGAAGCGGCACCACAACGGCTGATAACTGTATTTCCCATAGATATGTGGCGGAAGATGTTATAAGTCATTTCGATGTCGGGAGAAGCGGCCATTGTAAAGTTGCTATTTATAGTGATGATATAGTGTACGCTATCCATAAAAATCTCGAAGAACCAACTGAGGACGTTTTTATAAAAACGTACAAAAGTTGGGGTTTAGAGATTAAACCTGGATCTTTTCAGATTCTTGATGGTCCTGTGGGGGCCACCTTTTTAGGTGGAACTTGCAGGCTCCACAAAATGGGGCATTTCGATGCCTACATTCCTTCATACTCATCTGAGCGTTTACGCTCTGTTCTAGAGGTTGATATAGTGTCTAAGATTATGATGCGGCTCTTAGTACTGCGATGTCCTTACTTTTCCTGAGTTGGTA